TGAGTTTAGATCCGGTCAACTAGCTGGTCAATATGTAGATAAAAAAGAAATAACGCACAATACTTTAGAGGGAATGAGCAGGGATCAACTTGAACAAAGACTTCAAGAATTAGAACAAAAGATTGGAGCAAATACTATAATTGTTCAGGGCGAAAATGATTAATTTATAATGTCAATCTCGTACATCTCTACAATACAGTTTTTTAATATTAAATCTAAACCACCATGGCCATCATCGGAAGTGTAGGTATTACACAGTTTTACACATTCTTTATCTTGATGAATTAAATAACCAATACTGTAGGCAAGAATGTATTTTTCTTTCTTGACTTCTTCTTCACTTTTCCACCCAGCATCTCCAACGTGATCTTTCCATACCACGATATAAAGAGGGTGTTTACTCGTTTTCATCTTCAAACACATTAGTCGCTAAGATCCTTTTTATAATTTCAATATTTCTTACTATGTCTTGAGGGTGTACTTCAATATGCGTTATACCATTTTCTTCGTGGTGTATTATTTCAGGTTGGTCTTTGTCTAATAACTTTTTTGTGTAAGCCACATAGAAAGCATTTTCAATAATTTTTTTGATTGGTCTATCGAGAGCTAAATAAAAATAAATAAATTTTGCGTCATCTTGTTGATCTAAAATATCAAAAAGTGATATAGTTAAATTGCCATATTTGTCCATTTTTTGGTCCATGTTATAATCGTATAATAAATCAACTTATAAAGATACAGCACCGAAATGTCCACCAAAGAAGCTAAATTATGGAAAAAAATTAACCAGCTTCAAAAAGGTCGTAAAGACTGGCATTTAACTCGTATAGAATCCTCTACAATCAACGGAATACCTGATGTTTTTGGGTGTATTGAAGGTAGGTCTTTTTGGTTGGAACTTAAAGCTACAGATGCTAAGAATTGTGGGTTATCTAAATTTCAAATTAACTGGCATTTAAATTATCAACAAGCAGGTGGTACCGTTCGTATTCTCAATGCACATGCCTCGCAGACCGAGCTTGAACTTCTCGAGGTCCGTGAGTCAGGAGTCGTAGAATCCTTGTCCCGTCCCGCGCCGTCCCGCCCGTTCATGGATAACTTATATCATCTATTGGTCCTGGGATCCCATCCTCAGGATCCACGCTGCGTGCATCATTACTCCTGAAGCCTCGTCCCGCCCCGTCCCAATAGGATCGTGAGGCATGCGCCATCAATAAAGTTAAAGCTTCCAGGATCCTGCGAACCTCAGTCGGTCTGGCTCAGGCCCGTCCCGCCGTTACAACGTTGTCCCAACAACGATCTGATATACAAAGATAGGTTCGTTCCCAGGATCCCAAAAACTTTGAAGCGTGGCAGAAGGTTGTTGTGTCCCGTCCCGCCGTTACAACGATCTGAAGCTCCTGCTTACATATATAAACCTTCCGGTTCCCAGGATCCCGATTTCTGTGGCGTTGAGTCTGAGAAAATGCCTTGCAATAGTGTTCAACATGGGATAAGGTGGGAATACATATAAATAAAAAAAGAGGACAAAATGGACGAGAAAGAAAAAGGCAATGTGGTGTACAGCTGTAGTGAGCACGGAGCAGACTTGTACCATGTAGTGAAAAATAATCCTGAGGTGCCAAGCGAATACATATACTGCATTTTTCCAAAAGCACCTGATGGTGTGACAGAGAAGATGTGGGTGTTGATTACTGAGGGGGACAGAAGCAAAGGTGTGGGCACATTGCAAAACGTGCCTGCACACGCAGAGTTTTCATTGGATGAAAAAGTTTCGTTTCATACAAATGAGCAGGATGTCACGTATGCTAGTAAAATTACAAACTAAAGAGAGGTGAATTATGTTAACGACGTTTATTATTGGATTTGTTTTCGGCGCCATGGCTATGGCCTTGGTCCTCCTGATCATCATAGATTGGCAGGATGCAAATGATTTGAAGCACCGAAGAGGTCGGTACAGTAGTTCCGCCGCCGCTGCAACTAAACCTGCGGAGGACTAAGCTTGGGTCTGCTTGCTGGGATCCTGGGAACGCTGCTTGTGTTGTCCTTCTTGTATCCAGTCGCCACTTTGCTGCTTGTTCTTTTAATCTGGTTGGCATGTTTTTAAGCCCCGCCGTCCCGCGCGTTGGACGCTGATCTTGTTACTTATATAAAAAAAGGAACCGGAACCGGTTCCGAACCTCAGATGGTACAAAAGTCATCTTTTCAATCAATTTGGGGGGTACTCTAGTATAGGGCAAATTGAAATATCGCAAATAAGGAGCTAAAAAATTTGCAAATGTCTGGATATTTGCTAACATGGGAGATGATATTAACTAAAAAAGAGAGGCAACAATGGGTTTTGATATATATGGATTAAATCCAAAAGTAAACGAAGGTAGTGTTAGACCGAAAGAGATTGATTATGAAAGAGCTACCGAAGAAGAAAGAAAAGCATATTGGGAAGCGAAAGAAAAATTTCAAGAGGAAAATCCTGGAGAATACTTTCGCAATAATATTTGGTGGTGGCGTCTGTTGGCTCAATATGTGTATCAGTATACAGGCGAGATTGCTGAGAAAGAGTATGACGAATGGCATATGAATAGTGGGCATGAAGTTGATGAAGATACAGCAATCAGAATTGCTGATGCTTTGGATAAACTTATTAGAGTAGGGCATACTGCTAAAAAAGCAAAGGAAGTCAATGGAGCTATGAAAAAAGCAGAAGTGCATAATGCTAAGATAGATAAAGAAATGGAAGCATTAAAGCAAGAAGTCATAAAGATAACAGGCAAAGACCTTGCACCTGCAAAATATCCTGAAGTCCAAGCAAAGAAATGGGACAAGCTCTATCAAAAAAGAAGTTGGGAAGATAGCTATCCTTTCTCTGTTGAGAATGTACAAGCCTTTGCAGATTTTTGTAGACAGTCAGGGGGTTTTGAAATATGCTAGAGTGAATTAGGACTGAAATGGATTTTTCATTGGGGACTTTCGTCCCTGTCTCGAGTGGGTTGGTTATTCGTTAAGTTAGCACAACCCTTCTTTTCCCCGAGAATACTAACGCTTTCTCGGGGTTTTTTTTGTCTATCGTCCCGCCGTCCCGTTGTGCGTGGTGCGTGATCTGTTAGATATATTAATGCTGGTTCCAGGTTCCTGCGAACCAATTTTGGAAGCCGTCCCGCCGTCCCGCCTCGCCTTGGTTGCTGGTTGATCATACAAATAAAATGCTTCCATGCAGTTGCCTGGAAAGCCAAGTCAAATTATTTTCTATATATATGAATATATAGGTAGACATGGGATAACAAATCCTTATAATAAGAATTGTAAGACAATATTAATTAACCAACATAGGAGTAAAAATATGAGCTTACAAAAACTTAACGAAAATTTTATCTTATCAACAGATAAAAAACTTACAAAAGATGAAAGGGTATTATTAAAATCTTTTGCAACCTTTAAACAGCAATTTGATAGTGATAAGGATTTATATAACAAAAGTAGAAAAAATGTTTTATCTATTCTTAATAAACTATTAAGAAAAACTGTAGCTGTAAAAACTAATAACATTTATACATACTTTTTTCTTACACCTAAAAAAAGAAAAATTGTAGATTATAAAAATGTTATTAAATCATTAGCTGTTAACTATTCTATTCCAATGCATTATGTAGAGGAAGTTATAAAAGATAATACAACAGTTACTTCTTATGATGAATTAAACTTAAAGGGAGAAGAATAATGCCTGATAATAATTTTAACTTAATGGAATTTGTAGAAAGTCAATTAACAACACAAGAGAGGGAAAGGGTAGAGGGTGTACTTGTCAATGAGCAAATAGACTATCAATTATATGCTAGTCAATTGGAAAAGATACTTTTAGAAAATCTTATCAAGTATCAAGGCACAGCTCAATCAAGTGATTTAAAAACTCACATAGCAATTCTCTTGCAACCTCTTGCAGAAAAACTTCAAGGCAACCTTGAATTAGAGTAATACATAATTACTTGCAAGACTTAAAGCACATGGATTGTGCTTTTTTTTTGCCTGTAATAAATCCCGTCCCGTCATGCAAACGTTGCGATTTCGTGCCTTTATAAAAAACCTGGTGTTTTTTGGATCCAATTTGTCAAGTGTTTTTTGGACCCAATTATTAGATAGGCTATTAATTTACAAGGCTCAATTGGCATCTCAAAACCAAAATTTCTTTTTTTGACTCACGCCACGCAGCAGCCGTGACTTGCACCCAGCCGCACTATAAATCCTATTTCATAGATGTAGTTACTAGCAAAAAGTCTAGATGTGGTTATAATTGTTTTATGCAAACCGACTTAATGACGACAGAACAGATGAGGCTCGAGGTAGAAAAGCTTTGGATACAACATGTAAAGCTTTGCCAAGATAATTTTTTAGCTTTTGTGCAAGAAGTCTGGCCGGATTTTATTTGTAGAAAATCAAAAGCCATGAGTGAGTGGGGTCATCATCAGATCATTGCTAAAGAATTTACCGATATAGCTGACCAAAGAAAAGGGAGGCTCATTATCAATATGCCTCCTAGACATACCAAATCAGAGTTTGCTTCTGTTTACTACCCTGCTTGGATTATTGGTAAGTATCCAAAATTAAAAATTATGCAGGTGTCACATAACACGGAGCTTGCAGCACGGTTCGGAGCTAAAGTTCGTAACATTATTGACTCACCAGAGTACAAACAAATATTTGGTGATGTAAAACTGCGTGAGGATTCTAAAGCCAAAGGTAGATGGGAAACCAATCAAGGCGGTGAATACTACGCTGCTGGTGTTGGTTCGTCCATCACGGGCCGTGGTGCGGACTTACTGATTATTGATGACCCTCATACAGAACAAGATTCTATGTCAGACACTGCCATGGAGCGTGCGTACGAGTGGTACACCTCGGGTCCTCGTCAGCGTTTGCAGCCTGGGGGTTCGATTCTGGTGGTCATGACTCGATGGGCCGAGGATGATTTGACCGGTAGACTCTTAAGAGCACAGACTGAACCTAAAGCTGACACATGGAAACAAGTATCTTTTCCAGCGATCCTCGACTCAGGGAACCCAGTGTGGCCAGAGTATTGGGACTTAGAAGAGCTAGAAAAAATTAAAGCCTCTATTCCAATTCGTAACTGGTCGGCACAGTACATGCAAGAACCAACGTCAGAAGAAGGTGCGATCATCAAACGTGAGTGGTGGCAACCTTGGGAAGAAGAAGGTTTACCAATGTTGCAGCACGTCATTCAAAGTTATGATACCGCGTTTTCGAAAAAAGAAACGGCGGACTACAGTGCCATTACCACTTGGGGTATATTTTTTCCAGAAGAAGGCGGAGCACCCAATATTATTTTACTGGATGCCTTGCGCGGAAAATTTGACTTTCCGGAGCTTAAAGCTGTGGCTCTCGACGCACAGAAATATTGGGAACCAGAAACGATCATTGTAGAACAAAAAGCGTCCGGCGAACCACTGACCCAAGAGTTCAGACGGATGGGTATTCCGGTGGTCCCATTCACGCCAACCAGAGGTAACGACAAACACACTCGCGTAAACTCAGTGGCCCCTATCTTTGAAAGTGGGTCCGTGTGGTATCCGTATGGTGAAAAGTTTGCGGAAGATGTGATTGATGAATGTGCCGCATTTCCGCATGGTTCCAACGATGACTACGTAGATTCAATGAGTCAAGCCATACTAAGGTATCGTCAAGGCAACTTTGTTGAGTTATACTCGGATTATAAAGACACAGATGATTTACCAGAAAAAACATATAAGTATTACTGATAGTTATGGCCGAACAACAAAAGACAGCAGCTGAAGAAAGAAGTGAAGCGTTATCTA